ATACCGGGCAGTTTATTACTGTTACTGGCATACCTTCATCAGGAAAAAGCGATTTCGTTGACCAAATGGTTATTGGATATAATCAAAATTATTCTTGGAAAATAGCATTTGCATCACCAGAAAACGCACCAACATATTTACACGCTCATAAATTAATGAGAAAGATGTGGCAAGGAATGCCATCTAAAAGTGATATAAATTCTGATAAATGGAATCAAATATCCGAACATATTAATGAAACTTTCTTTTTTATTGATATGGAAAGATATACTCTAGACTCAGTATTAAAAAAAGGTGCAGAATTAGTTAAACGTAAAGGTATAAAATGTCTCGTTATAGACCCTTTTAATAAGATCAGAGATATAAATGCTAACAGTGCGGACGTTAACGCGTATACGCTTGAATATTTAACTAAAATTGAGATGTTTGCAAAGAAGTATGACGTGTTAGTTATAATTGTAGCGCATCCAACTAAGATGTATAAGAATTCTGATGGTAAAATTGAAGAACCTAATATGTATAATATTAAAGGTGGTGGAGAATGGTATGATGCAAGTTATCACGGATTATTAGTGCATAGAGATTATGAAAATAGAACAACTAAAGTAAAAGTACTTAAAGTTAAATTTCAAAATCTTGGAGAAAATGGGGCAGAAACTCATTTCAAATGGGAAACAAAATCTGGTTGTTATATGCCATATAAAAACCCTATAGATGAAAATGCAGTTTTACCTTGGGAATAATACGTAACAAATACGATAACATATAGATAATATGGGTGTAACATTTAGAAAAATGGATATTGGTAGAAAAAGAAAGAAAGTCTCAATGGGCAATTACTTTCCTACTAGAGATGAAATAGAAGCTAATGAATTTTGTATAAAAAATAATATTAGAATTTCTTATTCACCCGCAGAAATAGGACCAAGTCCTAAAACCTGGCATATATCTATTGTTATAGGTAAATATAAAAAAGGAGAAAAAGCACATCTATCTCCAGAAGCTTATCCAAAAAATAAGTGTCAAGAGATGTTGTATAAAACATGTATGTATTACTATGAGAAATATAGAGACTGAATATACAAGTTTACTGTCCGGCGTATTATACGGTGGTAAATCTAAAGATGATAGAACAGGCACAGGTACAAAAGCTGTATTTGGTAGAATGATTTATCATGACATGGAATTAGGTTTTCCTTTATTAACAAAAAAGAAAATATACTTTAATCATGCAAAAATCGAATTACTTTGGATTCTCGCAGGTAGAACTGACCTGGATTATCTTATTGACAACGGCGTTAATTATTGGACTAAAGATTATGATAGATCCAATAGGACTGATAAAACACTCGGTCCTGTATACGGTCATCAGTGGAGAAATTTCTCTGGTAATGATCAATTACAAATGGTTCTCAAAGAGGTTAGGGATAACCCTACCAGTAGAAGGATTATGGTCAACGCTTGGAACGTTCCTGATCTTAACGATATGGTACTCCCTCCTTGTCATTACGGTTTTCAGCTTTTTATTAATGATGGAAAGCTCGATTTAATGTGGCAACAAAGAAGCGCTGATGTGTTTCTTGGATTACCATACGATATATGTATGTATGGATTGCTATTAGAAATGATAGCTGATGGAGCAGGTTTAAAACCTGGTACACTAATTGGTAGTTTAGGTGATTGTCATTTATATAACAATCATTTTGATCAAGCAGAAGAATTTATAGCTGCTAAGCAATATGAATTACCAAAATTAAAATTAGAATGGGGTGGTATTAAATTAAGAGAAGGTGCAAATGATTTTGTATTTATTCCCCCTAGTAATACTATAAAATTAGAAAATTATAATCACAGTCCTGCTATTAAAGCAGAATTATCTGTAGGAAAATAAAAATAATATGGAAGAAATATATTATATTTATCATATACCTAACAAGAAAATAGGTGTAACACGAGATTTAAATAACAGAGTTACACTTGTACAGGGTTACAAACCCGGAGAGTATGAAGTTTTAGATTCTTCATCTGATATTGATTACATATCAAATAGAGAAATAGAACTACAAAAATTTTATGGTTATAAAATAGATAGAACATTATATAAAAATTTAGTAAATAAGAAAATGAAAATAAACGCAACAGAACAAACATCAACGTTCCCTTGTAAAAAATCTAAACTTAAATCTATGTTAAATAAAAACATAGGGTTAACTTGGCAAACACCATTAGGTGAATTTGAAATAAATAAAGAAACAATTCAATGGATGGTTGCTAATTCGCATAAGTCTATGTACGATGATACAAGAACTTATGTATATAATAAAGCTTTTTATGAAGCATTTAAAGCCAAAGCTACTTATGATAATGTGGAAATATTTGATTTAATTAGACAATGGGCTAAAGAAAAAGGCATCTTAGATAAAGGAGATGCAAAAACACAATTAATAAAATTATATGAAGAAACAGGAGAATTATCACAGTCCCTTCTTAAGAACGATAAGGATGGTATTATCGATGCTATTGGTGATAGCGTTGTTGTTCTTACTAATCTCGCCGAGCTCAACGGTATTTCAATTGAAACTTGCATGCAGTCTGCTTATGATGAGATTTCTGGTAGAACTGGGAGAATGGTAAATGGAACATTTGTAAAAGATTAAACATGAAAATACGAGACAAAATTATAGAATCAGTAGTAAATAAATTTATTGAAAGATCTGATGTAGGTTATGAAAAATATGGTGTAACTCTACATAAAGATGATCAACCTTTAGATACATGGTTAAAACATATTCAAGAAGAATTAATGGATGCTGTTAATTATATAGAAAAAACAAGGCAAGTATTAAGATCTGAAGTTGAAGAAATGTATTTAAAAGATATTAAAAACAGAGAGTAATGTATAAAAAAAGAAGGCCTTTTAAAAGAAAAAAAGGTCCTGTAAGATCAAAGAAAGTAGAATATGATGGTCATAAATTTGCTTCAGGATTGGAAAAATATATGTATACAGCTTTGAAGAAAGCAAAGATTAGAGCTAAATATGAAGGCGAAACTTTTGTTTTATTGAATGGCTTCCATTTTGAAAATGAAGTTTACGAAAGGCAAGCAAATTCAAAAGGAGATTTTATGAACAGAGGTGAAAAAAGAATATTACCTATAAAATATACACCAGATTTTATTGGTGAGAATTTTATAATAGAAACTAAAGGTAGGCCTAATGAATCTTTTCCAATTAGATGGAAATTATTTAAAAAATTAGTTACCGAACAGTTTCCTAGTTATATTTTATTTAAGCCGCAAAATCAAAAAGAATGCGACAGAGTAATAGAAATATTGAAAAGCAAAAGAAATTAGCTAGGCTTAAATACAGAGAAAGACAGTTAGATAAATATGTTAAATGGGCATCTAATAGAGGTTTCCTTAGATGGAGAGAACTAATAGAGGTTCACGACAAATATAATATAAAAGTTTATGGCTAAAAGAGCAATTATATATCACAAAATAGAAAAACCAAAAGTTAGAAGACCAGGCACTCATGCTAAATCTAAAACAAGTAGGTTGAAGAGTAGTAAAAATTATGTTAAACCTTATAATAGACAAGGAAGATGAATAGAAATTGGTGGCTAAGTATTGGATTATATCCAGGTATAGTAATAGGTATCAGATCATACGATCAACCAGATACAGTATTACATGTAATATATCTACCGTTTATAGACATAGCCTTAGAAATAGAAAAAGAATAAAAATAGTATGGGATTATTTGATGAAAGAATCGCTTATAAACCTTTCGAATATCCGGTATACTATAATGAAGGTTGGTTGCCACAGGCGCAAGCTTTTTGGTTGCACACTGAAATTAGTATGTCTGGAGACGTTAAAGACTGGAACGAAAGGTTAACACCTGCTGAAAAGAATTTAGTAGGTAATATATTATTAGGATTTGCACAAACTGAATGTGCAGTTTCTGATTATTGGACACAAAACGTTGTGGGTTGGTTTCCTAAACATGAAATTCAACAAATGGCCATGATGTTTGGATCACAAGAAACTATCCATGCAGTTGCATATAGTTATCTTAATGAAACTTTAGGGTTAGAAGACTTTGAAGCTTTTTTACACGAACCTGCTACGGCAGCGAGATTTGATAATTTAGTTAGTTATGAAGGAAAAGATAAAATTGGTATTGCAAAAAGTTTGGCTGTATTCTCCGCGTTCGCTGAAGGCGTTTCTTTATACTCCGCGTTTGCAGTGCTATACAGTTTTCAATTGCGTAATCTACTTAAAGGA